TATCAAGACAGCCCACAAAGTTAGACTATGCAAGTCCAACTCAATTTCGTTTTGGAATTAATCAATTACCAAAAGTAGAATTTTTCACTACGGCTGCAAATCTGCCTGGCATTACAGCTGGCGTTGCAACAGTACCTACACCATTAAAAGATATTCCAACTATGGGAGATAAGTTAGAATATGAAAATTTATCTATAAGTTTTATGGTTGATGAATATCTGGAAAATTATATTTCTCTTCATGACTGGATGACAGGAATTGGATTTCCAAAAGACAGAAAACAGTTTAGAACATTTAGAGATGTAACATCAAATGTTGGAGAAGGTTTAAGATTAGCACCAAAAGATGATATTGGCCGAATTGATGATTCTTCAATATCAGATCGTTTTATGTATTCAGACGGATTTCTTTTGTTACTTTCAAATAAAAATAATCCTATTGTAGAAGTTCGTTTTCGGAATATTTTTCCTATTACTTTGAGTGCATTAGAGTTTACACAATCAGCAACTGATGTGGAATACATTACAGCAACAGCAGAATTTGCATATGAAATCTATGAAATAGTTACTATATAAATAAGTCTGAGCAGATTTGATAAGCTTTAACAAATATCAAATCTTATGACTTAATTTCTGGTAATGACTCGTCGCGGCTTACTAGTGTCAATATAGCAAAGAGAGACATCAACTCTGCTCATTTTTGAAAGTATACATTATGAATTTAGATGAATTAAAAAAAGAAGCATACAAAGACCTTCCCATTACAAATCAAGAACACCTTGATCAAGAAGCATATAAAAATCAAGAGATAAAAGCAAAATGGCTAGATTATAAATCTAGGTTTGAACTTTTACTTACCAAAAATAAAGGTGATTACCAAAAGTTATATCGAGAGAAATGGGAATACTATGGTGGTAAATCTGATGCAAAAGTATATGTGCAAAAACCTTTTGATTTAAAGGTTCTTAAATCTGATCTAGCCATGTATATTTCTTCTGATGAGGAAATAATAGAACTTTCCAATAAAATTAGTTATTTAGAATATACCATTAAGTATTGTGAAGGTGTAATAAAGTCTATTGACAATAGAGGTTGGGATACTAAGAACGCTATTGAGTGGAAAAAATTTGAGGCTGGTATGCTATGAGCAATATAATAACTCATGAATGTTTTCCTACAATTGTATCTTCTTTTACTCTTGAACTTGCTCATGAAAATATGATTGATTATATAGAAAAGAAAAGTGTAGCTGAAACTGCCATCAAACAAACAGAAGATGACTTACATAAAATAAATGTTTTTAAACCATTAGTCAAAGACATCTTAGATAATACAAAAATAGTTTTGAATAATCAAGAGTACTATCACGATTCCATAGAAATTACTGGTATGTGGGCAAATCAGATGGGCCTAGGACAGACACATCCACCACATACTCATTCAAATAATTTTTTATCTGGTGTATATTACCTGTATAGTTCTAACACAACTGCACCGATACAGTTTTTTGATCCAAGACCTCAAGCTTCTGTATTACAACCAAGGAATAAACCTAACCGATATAATTCAAGTATGTTGCAATTTAATTCTATTGAAGGAACAGGATATATTTTTCCATCTTGGTTAATGCATTGGGTGCCGACAAATGTTCATGAAAGAATTAGTATATCTTGGAATATTATAGTTAGAGGCCCTTACGGACAATATAATAGTTTGCAAAATGCGAATATCTAAAAAGAATGAAGTATACCTAGTTCTAGAAGATTTAGAACCTTCAACACAAGAAGAACTATCAACCTTCTTTACCTTTGAAGTGCCAGGCGCTAAGTTTATGCCCATGTATCGTAATCGTATGTGGGATGGTAAAATTCGTTTATTCAGTCCAGCCAGTGGTGAAATATATGTTGGACTTCTACCTTACATAAAAGAATTTTGCTCAAGAAACCAAATTAAATATATAATAGAAGAAGGAGTAGAGAATGAACGTATTGTTGAAAAACAAGTCGTCAAAGGATTTATCAAATCCCTCAAACCAAAATCAAAGGGAAAATCTCTTAAAGTTCGTGATTACCAAATTGATGCAGTACAATATTGTCTTTCAACATCTCGTTCTCTTCTTGTTTCTCCTACTGCTTCTGGCAAGTCGCTTATAATATATTCATTAATTCGTTATTACCATATGATGGGCTTGAAAACTCTAATACTTGTTCCTACAACTTCTTTAGTGGAACAAATGTATTCTGATTTTGAAGATTATGGTTGGAGTTCTGGTACATACTGTCAAAAGATATATCAGGGACATGATCGCAAAGTTACAAAAGATGTTGTGATATCTACTTGGCAATCTCTTTATAAGATGCCAAAAAAATATTTTGAAAATTTTGGTTGTGTGATTGGAGATGAAGCTCATTTATTTAAGGCAAAATCTCTTACAGGTATAATGACTAAGTTACACCTATGTAAGTACAGACATGGCCTTACAGGAACGCTAGACGGTACGCAGACACATAGACTTGTATTAGAAGGATTATTCGGGCCTGTAGAAAATGTAGTTAGTACAAAAGAGTTAATGGATAATAAAACTCTTGCAAACTTAAAGATAAAATGTATAGTTTTGAATCATCCAGAATCAACAGGTAAGATTATAAAGGAATTTACATATGCTGAAGAATTGGAATATGTTGTCACCAACCATAAAAGAAATAATTTCCTTGTTAATTTATTACACCATATTTCTGGCAATACTCTTTGTTTATTTCAGTTAGTAGAAAAACATGGAACACCATTATATAATCAAGTTAAAGAACAAATAAAAGACCGTGAAATATTTTTTGTTTATGGCGGTACAAATACCGATACAAGAGAAGATATTAGGGCTATTGTAGAAAATGAAAAAAATTCAATTATTGTTGCAAGTTATGGCACGTTTTCTACTGGTATTAATATTCGTAACATTAATAACATCGTGTTTGCGTCACCATCAAAGTCCAGAATTAGAGTATTGCAGTCAATCGGACGAGGTTTGCGGGCAAGTGAGAGTAAGGATTCTATTTTAGTATTTGATATATCTGATGATATGTCTTATAAAGGAAGAAGGAATTTCACACTTTCACACTTTACAGAACGTCTAAATATCTATAATGAAGAAAAATTTACGTATGAAATTAGCAAGGTAAATCTAAAATGAATGAACCTACATATAAGGTTTTAAAACTTACAAATGGGGAAAATATTATCTGTTTAGCTAGTAATGAACTTATTGATGGTAAATATGAAATAGAACTCCCCTTAAAAATGGAAGTTGTTTCTCGGCCAACAAAAAATGGTTCTGTTGAGTCTTTAAATTTAAGTAGATGGATTGGGCCTTATACAGAGGAAACAATCTTTTCAATTAAAGAGTCACACATTCTTTTAATTGCTGCAGCATCCGAAGGATTAATTCGGTATTATGAACATGCTGTAAAAGAAATGGAACAATGGAATCATCCAGAAGATAAAAAACTTTTAGAAAATGTTAATGAAGATGATGTATACGATCAATTATTAAGAGAATTAGTAATAGATAATAAATCTATTCATTAATAGGTTTGCATACCCATTATACACATTATTTTTAAAATGTCAAGTTACTTTATTTTTCTTCATAATTCCTTGACATTTTATTAGTTTTAATGTATTATCTATAAATGAATTGATTGTGTAAGGAGTTTCTATGCCAAAAGCAAAAAAACAAAAAGGTGTTCATTACGTAGACAATAAAGAATTTCTTAAAGCTATGATTGAGTTTAAAGAAATATGTAATGATGCTAAAGAAAAAGAAATTGAACGTCCACCAGTATCTAATTATATCGGTGAATGTTTTTTGAAAATAGCAACTCATTTATCTTACAAACCAAACTTTATTAATTACACTTACAGAGAAGATATGATTTCTGATGGTATTGAAAACTGCTTACAATACGTGGAAAATTTTAATCCAGAGAAATCAAATAATCCTTTTGCATATTTTACTCAAATTATTTACTATGCATTTCTACGTCGAATTGCAAAAGAAAAGAAACAAACTCACGTAAAAAATAAAATGATAGAAAATGTTTCTTATGAATCTTGGGAAACAATGGCTGGTGATGAATCTTCATATTCTGTTATAGGTTTTGACCCAACGACAATGCTTCCTGATGAGGATGTATACAAACCTAAAAAGAAA